CCAGTAATTTTTGATGCCCATTTTGACAAAATGCCTTCAACTGACAAATCTGTACCATACGCGTATAATGTTATATCGTGCCCCCAAATAAATGTTTGATACGCCGAAAAATTTCGATAGAGCTCGTAAAAATTCAAATATCTTGAAACAATTACACTATGGAATGCGGTTGTTTTTATTAAATTTTTTAAATTGTTAAAATGTATGTATCGAATATTTTCAACCGTTTCTTCTTCAACCTCTCCAGCTACATAAATCGTATAATCTTTGGGAAAATTTTTCATTAAACAAGTGATAGCGGTTTCAGAGCCTCCCAACGCATTGTTAATACTAAACGTATAATTCCATTTAAAAGGCGAATAACCAGAGTATAACAATATATTTTTACTTTTTAAACAGTCATCAAGAGAGAAAACTGGTTCTGAAAATTTTGGGACATTAACTCCATATTTTTCATATTTGGACATAAAATCGTGGTCATAAACGGGATAATCAATTGAAATTAAAAACTCAATATATTCTTGAAATAATTTCAAAAAGCCAATATCATCTTTAACACGTTCAATAAAAAACTGTAAATTATATAGCATATTTCCAATATAATGTTTACTTCTCTCTATATGTTTCTTTGTAAAAATAATTCTATACATTTGTATTGTTGTATCGTGGTCTTGTACTTTATCAGAAATTAAAATCATATAATAAGGTAAAAATAGGTTTGCTTTGCTTACGTCTAAAAACAATTTATTATTCAAACCATCTGTTAAATACCTTTCATTATAAAAAGACTTTGCAATATTATAATAGTTGTAAGCGACATCATTTAAATCATTGCAACAATAATAAGAAACCAATTCGTGTAAGCATTCGGCTCTCTCTTTATCATAAGAAAAAGACTTAACCAAATAAAACATTCCTGTTTCTTTTTGGTTTAATGCGCTATAACAATTGTATAATCTTTCACACGATACGTATTTTTCTTGACTCCAATTTTTATTATTAAGTGTAATTTTATACCATTTAATAGCATCTTCCCATTTGCCAGAATCATAATAACTATTGGCACAGTAAAACCCATATCTATTATAAAGTTCATCATTATTTTTGACAGCTTCCTCATATGCTTTTTCAAGGATTAACGCATCCTTTAAATATTTATTGCTATCACGACTTCTATCTCCACTTTTACCTGAAATAGTATAATATTTACCTCCAATAATTTCCATCGTATCTGCATGTTCAATACAAGTAATAATTTCGTGTAAAACACCTACATACTTCCATTTTTTTTTATTATTAATAATTTGTGTTCTTGTATAACTAGTACCATTTGCGTCTCCAAATTGAAAATGATATGAATCTTTTGTTAGAACAGGTAAAACAAAATCACCGCAAATTTCGTCATCGGCGTCAAATACTAATAAGTATTTGCTTTTTCCAAATGCGTGTTCAAGTGCTTTAGTTCTGTTATATCCAAAATCTTTCCACTCATCGTCAAATAGTTCCCCTTTGATATTTCTCTCTTTGAAGAAGTCATAAATAATTTTTTTGGTTTCATCTGTTGACCCAGTGTCTGAAATAACCCAATAATTAATTTCTGGAATCTTATTTAAAAGTTTAGTTAGAGTATCTTTAATAATATGACCCTCATTTTTAACAATCATATTTAAACATAAATATGGCTCTTCTTTTTCAATTAATTCCATTTATAAGAAATATAATATAAATTCTTTAATTAGTAATTTAAAAAATAATATAACTTAAAAATAAGTATTATATTAATATTATATGAAACAAGCATCATTTCAAATTGGCAATTCTTTAAATAAAGATAAAAATAATGTATCTGAACCCAGTATAAGTGTACAAAAAGAAGTAAATAAAAATATTGAGAAACTATCCGATAATAAAAATACAATTATATCTGATACAAAAACATATGATAAGCCAAGAAAATTAGTAGAAAATATTTATTATTTTTAGTAATATATTCAGTTATAAAGTTTAATAATATAATTTAATTTATTATATATTATTAATCATCTTTTTGGTCGTCTGAATCTGTATCAGAAATATCTGTAATAGGAATTCGTGTATATTTTACTTCATTTTGTCTTTCTTTAAAATTTTCAATTAAATCTATATATACAGAAAAATCATTGGTATAATTATAATTATTAATAACATCTAATTCAGTATCAGAAATTTGAAATGGTTCTTTAATTTGTAAAACTGCTACTCCTCTATAATACGAATGATAAAAATATTCAAATTCAATATATTGCGAATAAACAGATAATATGTGATACATTGTTTTCCATACATCTCCTGTCCACGGAATTAACGTTTTTAATACACCATTTTGATATTCATGCTTAACTGGTATCTTTAATTGTTCATCGTGATTCAATGGTATTATATCGTCTAGTAATATTTTACCGTTTTCATTTAAAAAACGAATACTATTATTTAAGTCTTTAACAACTTGTTCACATTGATGTAGACCATCTATAAAAACAATATCAAATTTTGTATTCGTATTCGGGTCTAAATTGTCAAAATAATCGTCTGATGTTTTGAGAACTAAATTTTCTGACATAAAATGTGGCAATGGGTCAACACCTGTTTTATTTGAAAAATGAACATTATTAAAAGTATAACCAGTTTCTACACCTATTTCCAAATATTTATTATCTTGTTTACTTACATAATTAATAACATCATGTCTTTGTGAAAAGTCTGTATTATATTTCATTTTATAGACATAATTATTAATAATTTCATAGTCCTCACATGATTTATATTTTAACATAAAATATTTAATTAGAGTTTCAGGAGTTTCATCTATTAACGTATAACATTTAAATCTAGAAAATCCATATCTATCCAAAATATAATGTAATTGCTCAATATTACATTTATTTTCAATCAAGAAAAAATCATTATAAGGATTTTCATAAAGGGAATTAATTTTTTCTATATTTATAGTTAAACTGTCAAGTCCAACTATACAATATTGTTTATCATAGTCAACATTTACAACTTGGTTACAATATTTATGTTCATATGAATCTTCTCTCTTCCAAATTTTACTATGATTATAAGCATATTGTTCATCCTCGTAGGCATTTAGTTTTTTCATATGTTCTTGAATTTTAAATTTTTCATAAAACATGGGGCTAATAAATTCAGGGCCAATTCTATTTATTTCCCCATTTCTAATTAGAGAAAAATTATTGTTATTATTATTCATATATTGTATATACCCAAATTTATGAATTTTTGCGATTTTTGTGGTTAGAGCGGTTCTAAGTATGATTTCATAATCGTCACAAATAGGTAAAAATTCACAATAACTTCCTGCATCAATTAGTGTCGTTTTTCTCCAAATTCTTGGATGATTTGGACAACAAACAAGGTGACTAAGTGTAATGTTGTTTATATTTGGGGTATTATAAACATAAACCCATTTATCACCGTATTTTTGGCAATAATAACTTCCATAACCCTTACAAATAAAATCACCAAAAAAATGATTAGACCCATTTTCATATAATGAAATACAATCCATGTAAATAAACCCAACATCCTCATTTTTATCAAAATGTTCAGCAGCATCATTTAAAACAAATGGTAATATTTCATCATCATGGTCAAATTCTAATACATATTTTCCTCTACAGAGTGAAACAGCTTCATTTTTAACATTACCTATGTTACCACTATTTTCACCTCTTCTATAAAGTCTAACCCTTGAATCATTTATCATTAATTTCTTTAAAAAATTAAAATGGTCATCATCTGGAGAATCATCAATAATTACAAATTCCCAGTCCTTCAATGTTTGAGCTTTTAAACTATTATATGCTCTTTCAATTTTATGATATGAGTTATATGTTGGCGTGAAAACGGAAAAAACAGGGCGAACAAGTTCTCTCTCATAAGTACAATTATGTATAAAACAATAATTGATTGATCTATTAAATTCATCAATTTCCGGTATTTCTTTAAAATGAATCCACCTGTTGTGCATTCTATCCGCTATTATAGAGTTAACGTTTGGTATATATTCGCCTTCGTTATCACCATATGTAATTAATATTTGGTAATTAGAATCGAAAAGTTTGTTGAGGTCTTCTTTATCACTTGTAAAAAAAATAGAGCAGTTAAGCTTTTCATTATTGATAATAAAAAAACTATCAATATTTGCGAATTTTTCTAGTCTATAAAATATAATATATGGATACTTCATTATATTTTATTATTTGAGGATTTTTTTAAATGGTAATAATATAATTTTTATTTTTAAAATATCTAATTTTATTTATTTTAAAAGTTTAATATTCTGGTGTATGCTTTTTAAATAAACAACCTTGGGGTGATAACCCTTTAAGGTCTAAAGTAACAACCGCCGGATTTTGATTCGTACAATCAGACATCCAAATTTTTATTATACAGAAATTTTTCTTAGGAGAAATGGTAATCCCAGTTACACAATTAACATATGACATTTGTTTACTAACTGAATTGCCTACAACAACATAAGTCAGTTCTTTCCAAACTTTGGAAACATTTTTATTAGAAACTTTGTATGAAAAGCATCCTCCATTTCGATTTTTCGGGTCTTCCCATGTCGGCTTAATACCTTCCCGCATCATAAATAACATACAATTTTCTACTAAAATAGGCGGCAATGTCTCCGTTACTGCGATGGTTTCTTCAGCAGTGGTAAATGTTGAAATTGGTATATAACTCTTAATACTCCAATCGGTATTATGAGGTAAATGTGCCCAAAGTGTCCACTTATCAGACAACTTATTAAATTCTTCCATATTAGATGTTGCAGATGTCATTGTATTTTGCTGGGATTCCATTTGTATTTAATTATTTCAATTTTTTTTTAAATTGTTTTAATAATATAATATGTTATATATTAATTTGTAATTGTAATATAATCATCTTTTTTAATTTGAATATAATTAGATATATCAGTTATATCTATTTCGAAACTATTTACATTATGGTCTATCAACTTTAAAATAAATTTATCTGTTGATTTACTAAAATCTTCATTATAGAACTCTATTAAATAATAAATCATAAACTTTTTATTAATAATATTGTCAACTAAATAATAATTGTAATTTTCCATATCACTTTTTAAAGTAATTTTGTATACTTTGTCACCTATATAAAGTTCACAAAGCAGAAATTTAATATCAGAAACTTGATATATAAAATCATTATCTGAACAATTTGAAGTAGTTGAATCTTTTACTATTATTTTTTTATTAGTACACGAATTTTTAGAATCATAATCAGAGTAAATTATAAAATCTTCTTTTATAATATCTATGATATGATTAACAATTTTTTCTTTATCAGTTAAATAAATTACTTTACCATCTAAAATAAACTCTACATTATTTATATTTTCAATTTTTGAACTTCTATATTCATCTAAATAGCTTGTCAATCTTGGATGTGTTTTACATAAATATTCGCGAAACTTTTTTACTTGTATTTGTATTACGCTAAAAACATAAACAGCGTTAAAAGATGCCGTCATTAAATAACCATTATAATGTTCAGGATACTCATGTTTTAAATAACTATTTAATAACTTAAAAAAAATTAAAGTTTTTAAAAATCTGGTTATAAAATATATCATTTTAAATAATTATAATTAATAAATAATAATATTTTTAAATTGTTTATTAATTAACTTCTATAAGCCGGACTGCTTGATTTCCAAGTAATAGGATTATTAGCTACAATAACATTATTTGTAGTATTGTCATTATTTGTTGGATTTGGTACAATAATGTTTGGGGATTGATAATAGACTGGTTTTTTATTGGCATCATATTCTGGGTCATATATTATAATATTACCTAAAGCATCCATAGTTACATTTTTATTACAATTAGTATTTGAATTATCACATTTATAATTTATTGAACCTGTAGAAGCATCTAGGCCAAAAACATATAAAAGCATACTTACAACTACAGTCATCATAATAAAAGGAATAAAAACGATAACCCACGATACAACGCTTAATCCTTTTTCACAAAGAATATTTAATAACAATGTCACCATTACCATGACAATTACTTTCATAAAAGCAGTATTATAAAGTCCCTTAAATATATCTATTATTATTTGAGTAACAGAAAAAATTAAATAAATAATTGCTGGTCCGCATAAATTTATCATTATTTATAATATAATTATATTTTAATTCTCATCAGCATAAAAGAAAGGTTCACCATCCTTGAAATACCCTATTTTGTCGCCCATTTCACCATCCTTTAATTCATAAATAAATCCGTTTTCTTCGTTATTTGTACAATATGTTACATCATCGATATCTATTTCGAAAATATCTTCTTCTTCTTCATCTTGTTCCTCTTCTGAATCTGACTTTTCAGTTTCTACAGATTCCTCACCCTCTTGTACGTCGTCTTCT